TGTAAATTTAATTGTTGTGAAACAATTAATGCTGTAAGTTGTTTTGTTTTTTGATCATACTCAAATAAACCATGTTGACCTGTGTTAGTCTCATTGTATATTGAATTTGTTGTAACAAGAAAATATATTTTTTCACTACCAGTGTCTTTAACTTGGCCTATACATTTACCATTAGTAAGTCCGCTTTGTGCTACTAATTCATTGCCTAATAAATTTTCTATTGCACCAACATCTGAGCTTTCTGATTGCCCTATGTTAATATTAAAACCTTCTCGATATTCACCGGCAGGTACTATTCTGTCATCCAGATCTCGGTTCATTTTACCGACATTGAATGTTCTTTTAATTTCTGGCATAGAAAATTATTAGTGTTTAATCCATTTAGCTTTATTACGAAATATATTTGTCATTTCAGATAGTTTCATATTTGCTATTCTTATTTTAGCGTTTTGCATTTTAGCATAAGCTTCTTTTTTATAAAGAGCTACGCCTCCAGCCGCTGCTGGTCTTAGCTTGCTTAAGTTATATAACATCTGTGCATATACAGCATCTTCTGATAACTTAGGTACTAAAACATTATCAAAGTTTCCGTTTTCACCTAAACCATCTGATATGTAATAAAGAGTTATTATTGTATCTTGAGTAAAAGAAGAATCAAAATATATTTGTCCAGCGTTTAAATCTAAAACAAAAGAACCATTTGTGTTTTGAAACTCAGGAGTTAAACCATATCTAGCTCCAAAATATCCAAAATTATCATCATAAAAATATCCATTATAATAATCTAGTGCTTGTTGTTGTTCAGCTGTTTTATTAGCTGATTGATATCTTTGTATTGTTTCAGATTCTTCAGCATATAAAGCATTTCCTTCGTTGTCATAAAGATAAAAATAATTATTATCTTGAGCAACCCCTTTATTAGCGTGGGTTACACTGCTAGGCAATATAGTTCTTTGAACTCCCATGTTGTCCGTATAACACAGTTTTATGTAGTTAACATAATCTGAAGGTAACGACATCTGTAACATAGAATTTAATTGTATTTCAATAGAACTTTCTGAATGAAATACATCATAACTAAATTCTTGAACAGCTCGTTGTGCCCAAAAAGCAACTTCATATCGAGGCACTTTAGTTAAAGCTTTTCCATCTCCTACATAAGCAACCATAAAATTGCTTATTATATCATTGAGGTTTGTTCTCCTATAATATCCGGGTATAGCTAAACCATTTCCACCATCTAATGCTGAATAATTGTCTACGTCTAAAGGTCTTCTTGATATTGCCATTATTGTTCAGTTGCTGCGTTTTGTTGTTCTTTACCTTGTGCAAATCCTGCTACATCACTTTGTTTTATAACTACTCCTGCATAATTTAATATATTAACAACTAAATTGTTTTCTTCAGAAGGATGTAAATCAAAGTTATAAGATTTAGCTACTACATCATAACTATCAGTAGCTGGATCAAAAGCAGTTGGATCATAATAAGGTATTGTACCTTGAAGTACATAACCCCATTTTGGTCGTATTGGTTTTTTTAAATATTCAAGTTTAACACCAGTACTAACAGTGCTAGGGTATAATTCAACTGAATCACCAATTAAAGTGTATACTGGTTGTGTAGAAACAGGAGCCGTTAATGGAGATAAGTTTATATACTTAATCTCATCATGAGAAGATTGATCTGCAACCACATCATTTACAGAAACAACTCCTAATCTATATAAATCACTAGGTAATGAAAAAACATCATTAGCTTTAGTTAAACTTGCTTTTTTATAAAACAAATTAACTTTTTCTGATAAATACAAAGTAGGATCTGAAAAATCACTCTGCACAAATGAATTACTTTCATAGGCAGAAGCTTTTGGAAAATAAGATGCAAAAATTTCATTTTGCACTTGTTCAGCTAGTCTATTAAATTCTTCAGGCGTTATATAACCTCTATTGTCTTTGTTAGCTATAACAAGTACAGTTTGGTATACATTATTTATATTTACCATTAATTTATTTTTATGTTAATTTAGTTGATATAGAGTTAATTTCTCACTCTATATCAGGTAAGCTATGAAAGCTTTTTAGTCAAAGACTTCATTAAATCAATACCTTCATCTGTTTTAAAGTATTGAGATAAAGCACTATATGGATGTTGATCAAAAGGTACTGTAAGTATTTTTTTGCCATTAGCAAACTTAAATACAGTATTATCATCTGTCAACATTATAATACCAGCCTCTACAGCTCTATTAGCTAAGTTTCTTAATTTAATATCTTCATCTTGAGATATTTCAATAAACAAAGCTGGTTGAGATTTAGCAAATCTATAAGCATCTCTTTTTAATTCTCTAGAAGACATTGAGCTTACTCCGCTACCTAATTCAGTACGCATTATAGCTTCTAAATGTTCTATGTCTAAAGATTGAACTAAGTTTAATGCCTCTAATTCAAATTCAAGAGTATCAATTTCATCTTCTGCTTCTTTCGTAGCATCTGCTTCAATCCATAGATTATTTTTTAAAGGATGATATATTGAAAGCATTTTTTGCATACTAACTTCAGATCTTGGAACATTTAAAACACCATCTTGAAAAATAACGTGTGTTAATGTTGAATAACCTTCTTGTTCGTCTGCAAATACAGATTTTTGATTACTTGCTAATCTTAATTCTCTATTTATTTTTAAACCTTCATCAAACCATAATAATGGTTTTCTAGGTGTATGTCTAGTTTGTATTGTGTATGTTACTGGAGAATGATTACCAGCTAGAATATAAGTTCTATCTTTATATTCCCAGTCTTTTTCAGCTTGAAAACTAGAGCTTTTTTGTTTACTTGTAGTTGTTGTCATAATTAAATAATATAAAATAAGAATACTGGGCTCCGAAGAGCCCGTATCCTATTGGTTAAAAAATATTAAGCTTTGAATAAAACAAAGTTATTAGCCGCTTGAGTGATAAGACATCTTTCACTTAAGTAGTTAAGTTTCATTTCATCAATATCAGAAGTTGGAGAACCAGTTCCAACAGATCCTGTAATCCAAGATTTGTTTTTACGGTTTTCAGTTTCTGAAGCTCTATATCTAATGTGTAAGAATGGTCGCTTGATGTTTTGACCTAATTGTTGATCGTAAACTGTAGAAGTTCCTGCAGGAATTAATACACCTTCAATGTCTCCAAAACCTCCACGAGTTGACCAGTCATTTAAATATTTCCAGTCAGTTTTGTAAAAGTCATAAGAACCTCTTCGGTATCCTGTGAATCCTAAGTTAAGAGCCATATCAGCGCTATTGTTAAATACACCATAAGATGTACCGTGAGCGTGATTAGTTGTTCCAGCGTATGCACCATTTTGCATTGCAAGAATATCATCAATTTCTAAAGAAAGTTCACGATTTAAGAAAAGCATATTTTCTTCAATTGCTCCTTGCTTGTCTAATTGCTTAAGTACTGCATCAAAATCTGTTAATGCTCCACCACCTGCTTGAGCAGCTGCTTGAGATCCAAATCCTTGATATACATTTCCTCGTGCTTCAAGAGCTGCAAAGAAACCTTCAGTACCTCTAGCGTTTTGTGCAGCTAAAGATCCGCCAAATGTACCTAGTGGAATATTAGCACCGCCAGCTACTTTTGTAACACCTTCAACCATAGACATTTCAAGATAATCTTCCCAACGTAGTCTATTTTCATGCTCTGATTTAACATACCATAAATATCCACCAGCTCCATTTTCAGAAGTAACTTCAATCCAACCAATCTGAGCTGTGTCAGAACCGTTTATTTGATAGTTTTCTTTTAAAATGATAGGAGCGTTTGCAAACGTAGCATATCCTGGATCAAGCTTTTCAGTAAAGTTTCCTGTACCTTTAGCAAATTCAGAACCATAAACGATTGCTGTAACTCTAGAAGCTGCTGCAATTTGTGCGTGAGATGCATATGCTTGAATCTGGAACATTTGTCCTTCTCCTGTAGCACCTGCACCAACTCCAACGTTAGTAACAACACCTTTAATAACAGCACCAGTTCCACCAACTGCTGATGTAGCTGAAGTCTGAACTTGTACCATTACTGTTTGTCCTATTCTAAAATTACAAGTTACTGTATTACCTGGTGAAGCTGTTAGGCCTACACTTGCTGGTTGAGCAACTGGTATTTCAAAGTTTAGTATACCACCTGCGGCAGCGGCTGCAGCAATAACTGCTTGTCCACCTCCTGCTGCTGGCATTACTCCTGCTGTACCTCGAGGAATAACATTTGCATATCTTGTATGTAATCTACCTTGCTCAGTCCAGATTATTTGATCTGATGTTGAAGGCATTTCCGCAGACACCATACGAAGGAAAGAACCTATAGAACGATTTCCATATCTTTCTACTTCTTTTTCGTATACGTCTGGTAAAAATTGTTGTGTCCATTGACTAAAGTTAGGATCAGTGAAATTAATGTAGTTTCCACCGTACATTGCTTTAGTTTGGGTTGGTTGTAAAGCGGCTGGTATGCCTGCTGTAAAAGCCATATTGTTTTGATTTTAAGTTGTTATTATTATTTCCATTTAATGCGCAACTTATCTGAAGAATCGCCTGAGACTACTCTAATTGTATCACCTGATTTTGTGGTTATTGAAGATGCATCGTTTCTAGGATCCATGTTTATATTTTTTGCTTTTCTAGCTGAATCTTTTATGGCATCGGCACGGCCTTGTTCATAAAAATGATTAGCTATTTTATCTGCATTTTGAGCAGCAAATAGTGCTTTATGGTATTTATCCACATCTTTTGCACCACCATCACCTTCAAATTGGTTTAAAAAATTTGTAATATCAGACTGGAACTTTTTTGTTTTTTGAGGATTTTCAACTTTAAATCTATATTTGTTTTCTCCAACATTAAAATCAAAACCTTTGAAATTGTCAGAAAATACTTTATTAGTTTTATTGTTAAAATCTTTTGCGAATTTTGTTCTAGCTTCTTGTTGTTGCTTTTGTTTATTATAATACTCAAATGCTTCCGTATATTGTGGATCAATATTATCTTTTTTTCTTAACTTAAGATCATTATAATATTGGTCTTTTACTTTATTAAAAGTGTTTTTAGCATTAAATAACTCTTCTTTAAAAGCTAATTGTTTAGCTTTAATATCAGACTCTTCGTCTTCTTCTTTATCATAAGCAAAGTTTTTGTCCATTAAAAAATCAACATCTCCTTTGTTTAAATGCGGTTTTGTATATTCATAGTACTCTCTGACTAAACTTATATTGTCTATTTTGTCAATATCTCTATTAAGTCTAGTATAATCTTCTACAGTTCCACCTGTGTCTTCCATAAACTTTATAAGTTTATCAACACCTTCAGGTAGTTCTATATTAGTATCTTGTACTATTTCTTCTTTAGTTAAAGCAGTAGGTTTTTCTTCTACTTCTTTTTGTTCAACTTCTGTTTCTTCTTTTACTAATTCTAAAGGAGATTCATCTGTTGTTTGTTCTACTTCTTGTTCTTTGGAATTATCTTTTTGATTGGATTCGACCCGTACTTCGCCGTCCACTTCTTGGCTATCTCCGGTTCGTTCGCCCACAGGTACCTCCGTTGTTTTTCGCTCTTGAATGGCATTATCTTCTTTTTTATTAGGTTCTTTGTCAACATTTATTTTATAAACTCCATCTTCTTGAAGTCCATATTCTTTGCTGACCTCACCAGATTCAACAGCTTGTTCAAGAACAGCGGCTTCTTTTTCTTGAGGAGTTATAACAATATCTTCTGATGAATCTACTGTTTTAACTTCTATTTTTTCTTCTGTATTGTTTTCCATAATTTTATATAATATAATAGTTGTTTAATTTTTAAGATGCTTCAAATCTTCCCATATCAAAGCCACCTAAGGTATCATTGCCTTTTGATTCAAAGTCTTTAGTTGGATTATCTGTATTAGGAGCTCCACTAATTTTCATTGCTTCTTTTTCTAAAGCAGTAGCATTACTTCTTTCAGCTAATTCCATTTGTGATTTTAATTCAAGTTCTTTTAGTTGAACATTTAAATTAAATTCATATTGCATTAATTCTTTTTTAGATCTTGTTTCAAGTTCCATTTTTTTAATTTCAAATTCAATATCAGCTTTTCTATATTGAATTTTAGATTCTGTTTTAACTTGTTCTGCTTGAGCCTTAGCTGATTCAACTTCTATTTGAGCTTCACCTTGAGCCTGTGCTTGAGCAGCACTTGCAGCTGCAGCTTGTTCTTGATCAGCAGTTTGCTTAGCTTGTCTTCTAAATTTTAATAGTTGATTTGCTAGTTTTACGTTTTTAACCTCTCTTATGTCAATAGCATCTTCTAAGAATATATCACCTTTTGATAATGCCATTTGTATATTAGCTTCTAATAAAGCTTTTTCATCTTCATCAGGCTCTAACTCTAAAAATATACCAAAGTCATGTAGGTTTAAATTTTTAACTTCTTCAAGTGATCCTACTGAAAATTGACCTATAGAATCTATTAAAGATTCTTTTGTTGGATGAAACTCTAACACATCTTTAAATCTTAAAGATATTGCTTCAGCTAATGAAGTTGTTATAAACATACTGCTATAAAGTATATGTCTAGTAGCAACATTACTATTTGCAGCAGCAAGCTTTTGTACTCCCACTAAAGAATTTGGATCTGGATCAGAACCATCTCTTGCTTCATTAAGTCCAGTAACATCTCTCATCATTTGTATGTACTGGTTGTAAGCGCCAACTAAAACTTGAACTTGAGAACCACCACTGCCTGGTAATTCTTGAATAGGAACTCTTCCAGGATTAGGATCACCTTCTACATTTAAAGATCTACCTATAATAGAACCAGTCTGAAAATACATGTTTAATGCCTCTTGAGGATTATAATTATTTCCGTTACCAAGATCTATTTCAGCTAAACCATCAGCATCTAAATAAACACCTGATGGTGTCATTCTTTGTATAGCTTGTTGTAATTTTAAATGTGTTAACTGAATTAAATCAGCATAAGGTGTCATTTTTGCTACTAAAGAATTTATATTGCCTTTATACATCCTAGGTGCACTTGCAACATAATTCATCATTACTTTATTTATATTAGCATTAGGTCTTACCATGTTTGTAGCCTTTTGCCATTTAAGTAATTGATCTGTACCTAAAACTAAAACTCCTTCGTAAATTACTTCTCTAGTTTGTTTTACTTTTTCAAATCGTACATTGTCTTCTGGTGGATCAAAAGAATCATCTTTTTCAATAGCTTTTTTAGCGCCAGTAGAAACTTCTTTTATTTTATAGACATCATGTTCCCAAGTTTTCCAATTAAAATATAATACTGTTAAAGTATTATTTTGAGACAATGAATCATTAGTATAATAATCTTGAGGATTATAAGTATTATATACGTTCCAATTTGATCCTTTTTTTACCAACTCAGATATTTCTGGATTACTTAAGCCAGGAAATTCTTTTTTAAGTTCATTTACTTTTATGTTTTTTACTTCACCAAAATAATAACAGTCTTCAAAATTAGGATCTTCTGTATAAGACCAAACTAAATTAGCTGGATCTACATAATCAATTACAACACCATCTGTATTATTAAAACCATGTTTAGCACAGCCAATACCTATGGTTGCAATATCATAATCTACTCTACGTTTTGTTTGATCGTAACCATTGGATTTAAATATATTTTCTATTGCTTGCTCTTCTGCTAACTCAATACCTTGCTTATAATTAAGCTGCATGTATAACTCAAGCTCTTCTGTATTAGCTGGAAGTTCATTTACAGCAAAGTTTCTAGCTGATACACCTAATTGTTGTTCTATTTTTAAAAGTAAATCAGCTGTATTTAAATCTTGCTGTACATCATTTACAAATTTAGTTCTTTTGCCTGTAGACAATGCATCTTGTCCAACGGCTTTTATGGTAAAAGTTCTATCTTGCATTCCATTGACAACTATGTCAACAAATTTAGGAACTATAGGTACAGGTTTCCAGTCTAAGTTTAAATAAGATAAATCACCATTAATAGCAAATTCATCTTTGTATTTTTTAATAGATTGTTCACCTCTAGCATACAGTCTAAGTCTATGGCACTCTTCTCTAGAGTTATAAAATCTGCTAACCCCGTTGTTGTCTTTGTTAAACCACTCTTGTTCAATAGCTCTACCTACTGATAGACCATACTCTTGGGTCTTTTTTACAGAGTCAGATACCGCTTGACTAGGGAATGCGTAATTTTTTGCTGTTATTTTTGCCATATTTATTTTATTAACTCACTTCTTGATCCTTCATTTTTATATTTTGAAAATGCAAAATCAAGTTTTTTAACTGTTCTTTCCGCTCTTGGGCGATACAAATGTTTTCGACATGCCATTATAGCTAAGCCACTACTTATTGAAGCATCATATGCTGTTCTTTTTGATATATCAAATTTAGCCCAGTCTTCTAATGTTCTTTGAAAAAACATGTTACCATGATTTTCATTAAATGCACCCACGTATTCTTCTATATAAGATTCTATAGCAGCAGCGTGAGCTTGTTTTATATCTTCTGAAGAGTTAGGAATACCTCCTAGTTCTAGTTCTGTTTTAGATAAATTACCAACTAACTTATCTGGCCTATTCATTGAATAACCTCTATAACCTCTTCTTTTTAAATGATATAATAATCTAGGTTTATTGTTTTCTGCAAGTATTGGCATACCATAAAACACCAATGCCATTAATACTTCTTCAAAAAATATTTCAGCGGTTTGAGGTCTAGCTACATATTCTAAAAAAAACTTACTATTAGGAACATCACTAACCATTGAAAATGTCGTTAGTCCATGCAATGCACCGTTAGATCCACTACCACTAACTGTTCCTGATATATCGTATGAATCACATCCAAAAGCACCTAAGCCTTTGTTGCCAGGATATTTTAAACCATTTTTTAAAATACTATTATTTTGTATATTAACTGGTGGTATCCAAGCTACTTTAAATCTACCATTTTTACTAGGTATCCATATTACTTCAGTATCTTTTATTCCATTTTTCCAGGAAAAAGTACCTTGAACAACATGACCAGCCATTGTCATTTCTTCATTAAAATCTATCTGTTCGTATATTTTAGTTAGATTAAATAAAGAGTTAACTGTTTCATCTCTAAAAGCATGTTTTTCAGATCTTGGAAACTGTCTATAATATTCATTTAAAGCATCGCTATCGTGCTTTAATCCTTCTACTTCATTTTCCCAATGATCGATGACTCCGTTAAAAATTTTTTCTCCATCAATTCCTTCAAGCGGTTCTGTTGGTGTGTCGAAGACAGGATATCCGAACTTATCGATAAAACCTTCGTATCCCCACTCCATAGGTATGAACAAAGAATATAATCCACTTGCAGTCTGGCCATTGCGATTTCTGTTTGTAACATCTGAATTATAAAATAATTTTTTAAAGTTATCTCCACCTTTTGCTAAAGCATTAGATGTAGATCCCATCATGCATTTTCCTACTATTCGTGCTCCAAGCCTGAGGCACGTTTTTGTGACCCTCCAGTTGTTGAGTATGTTGTCCGGCCTCTCCCATTTACCCGATTCATCGTGGACGAGGAGTTGTAACTTCTCCCCATCGTACGAGTTGTCTCCCGTATTCTTCCAGTCGATCGTGGTGTCGAGCCCCTGCCCAAATTCCTCCTGACTATAGTTTTCTTTAATGGCGTTTCTGGTAAGTCTTCTTGACGGTATCTTATAGGATAGCTCCGTCTTTGGTCGTTCCATCCCATCCTGTATTGGTTTGAAAAAAAATGGATAGTTGATTGATATGGGTACAATCTTGTCTGTAAACATCTTCTTTGCATCTGCTCCAGTTTTAGATAAGACCCCAAATCTAGAGTCCTTGGAAGTTGTGGCCAAGTTAACAGTCTCTGAGGATGCCATGAAGCTAAACCCAGACCGTCTATTCTTGAGGTAGCACATTCCATAAGATCTTTTATCTGCCTTACATGCCTCCCAGAAGTAATAAAAGATTCTATTCGCCTGTCTAAAGTCTGGTGCTCCCACGTCGATTTTTGTCCAAGTGAGATATATATAGTGCGATCCTGTAATGTAGTTTGCTTCGCCGTTGCACATGAACCAATAACCAACATCCCTGCGGTTAAATTCAACATCAATATAACTATAGTATTTTTCTTTAATATCTTCTGAGCAATTTTGAAAATCATATATAGTTTTTATTTTGTTTAAAGATTCTGGTTTATTTGGTATTCTAAAATATTGTTCTTTATTTTTAAGATCTTTTCCATCTGTTTTATTTGGAGTTTGAGGTAATCCTACCTTAAGACCTTGAATATTATATATATCACCTAAAGTACCATCTTTGCTTATTATAACACAGTCTAAATCTTCATTATAACCATATGCAAAGTTTTTATGCTTATTAGTGTGTTTAATTTTTTTATCAGCTAAGTGCTGTCTATCAATAGTATATAAAGTCTGCTTATACATTACTTAATTCTATTTTCAACACCTAAAAAAGTTTTTGTTTCTTTGTCGCTTTTTGTTTCTGTTAATTGCTCTATTTTTTCAACTATTTTTAAAGAATCTTCTATAGCAACCCATTTAGCTTGAGCTGCTGTTTTTGCTTTTTCAGGATCTAGTTCAACTAAATCAATTTTTTGTCTTATAACTTTATCTAATTCAACTAATGCTTTTTCAGCTGCTTGAACTATTTTTTGTCTTCGCTCCATAGTCTATTGTTATTTGATTTGATAATACACGATATAATTTTTGACCATCTATATTAAACTCATATTCAGAGTTAGGCGTAAACCCCACTATTGATCCTTTAGATAGCCCTAGCTGCTCTAAATATTCATTTAAATAAACTAGCTCACCAGATAAATTTTCATCAGCTCTAAGAGACCATTTACTGTTTTTGTATAAAGGTTTTATGAAACAATATTCTGGTAAACATTTCCATTTGCCATTTTTTTTATAAGCATATATTTGATCGTCAGCTACAACATACTTATCTTCACCAATGTAACTAGATGAATTTCTTTCTTGTCCATGAGAATCATACCATCTTCTAAAAACATTGTGATGTAGTATAACTTTATCTCCTTTGTTTATTTTTGTTTTGGTTGCAACAGGGCAACTATGAACAGTACCAATACGATTAACAAAAATGTGATCACGTTCTGTAATTTCTGTGTTAACAATTAATTTTTTATCATCAACATCAACTACGTTATTGTAACGATTTTCAGTAGATATAATATAATCAAAAAGTGCCTGCATTAATAATCTAAGTTATATTCAACAGATACTGCCATATTAGAATTAAAATGTTTCCACGGTAGTATTTCTTTGTTTTTAGTTATAAATATTTTAAAAGAACCATCTTCTTCTAGTATATCTGAAATAGTATGCCCTCCATAAACTTCTTGTCCTACAGAGTAATGCATTGCTTCGTTTTTGTAGTCAGTACCAATACTGATCTTACGTATTAATTTTGCCATTTAATTTAATTTAGTATGTCCATATAGTCATTGGCGGAGCGCCATTATAACCTATACCTACATGAACAAAGTTATTCTTTCTACTTATACCTATTCTTTTAAAACCTACTTCAATTGCAGCTTTAACTAATCTATAAGTAGCTTCACCTCCTGAACACGACATATCTACAGCTGCACCATAAGTATGCTCACCAGGTTTAGACTTACGCGCCTCTATTGGATGTTGAGGTGATCTGTATGTTGATGTTAATGTAATTGGATATCCATATGCTTCTCTAAGATTATCTAGCATCTCAAGAAGCTTAGGGTCCATTTTGTCAAAGTTATTAAATTCAGATTCATTAAAATGTTTCATTGTGTTATTCTTTTGATTTTTTTACTATCATTAAAATGGTATATGCTATTGATAGTAATAATACTATTGTCTGTAAAACTGTATTCATTTCCGGTATTATTGAAAATATCATTGCGCCTACGTTTATTCCAAAGATCTTAAAATCTTGTTCTATCATTGTTTATGTTTATTATTTCCAAATACCTTCTCAACGCCGCGAGAACCAAAATATCCTCCTATGACTATAGTTAAAAGTGAAGTCACTGATTCCAGTGAATAGCCGGCGTACCACCCTATAACATATGATATTGTTAAAAATACAAGAACCAATGGTCGGACGTTGGACGCAAGCCAGTTTCCGCTTCGAGCATCTGCGACCCAT